GCACTATTGGCCGTTACGAATGCACCGTTAGCAAAAGAACCTGCACTATTGGCTTTGCTATATGAAGCATTAGAATAACCATAAGGTGCAGCCGCAGTATTTTGTGTTGTCGAATCTGCAAATGTTATACCGTTACTCTTAAATACAAGACCTACGTTATATTTGAATCGAGCAACCTCATTACCTGTTGATGTTCCACCTTGTGCAAAAATGATATCATTATTGTATCCTGTGGACAAAATCATGTTACCACCATTGGTGATGGTGTTACCGGTTACAATCCAGTAACCATCATTTGGTCCAATTAACGTGTAACCTGGATATGAATATGTTGATGAACCTAAACCAATGTCTAAGAAACCATCATATAATGTGCCGTTATCGGCTGAGATAAACAAGTCTGATGAAGCATTAGAACCAGAATTGATGTTCTGCATGTTAATGCCACCAGCATAACCATTATAATTGCTGGTTATTTGTGTGACAATTTGTGGTTCCAATAGATAACCAACTGGAATACCGGTATATAATGCATTGAATCCGTTAGCACCATATCCAAAGAATTGACCAGAATTGCCAGAAACTTGTGTGACGTTGCCAGATAATGTGACGTTACCTGTAACGTTCAGTGCACCATTGATGATAAGGTTGCCAGTTATCGTTTGTGAGTTGGCATTTAATTGTACAGAAGAATTGGCTTTTGTAAATGCACCATTAGCAAAAGATGCAGCCAAAGCAATGTTTGTGTTTTGAGTTGCATCAACGCCTTGAGTGATTGCTATTTGAGCATTAGCATATGCAGATATGTTGTTCGCCTGTACAAAGGCACCATTCGCAAATGAAGCTGCATTATTTGCTTGAGTGAATATTGGTCCTACGTTAACTAACTGTAAATCCCATGCGTAACCATTCCAAATCCATGTCTTAGATCCTAAGGTGAATGTTTGGTTGATTGACGGTGATACTGGAAAATTGATTAGATCCATTTATTATCCTATGTACGCAACTGACCAATTATCGTTACCATCAAAAATAATTGTTCCTGAGGTCACATCAAATCTCAAAGTATCTCCTGCTGCAAGTTTTACTATGCTGGCACCACCAGCATGATTCATAGTGGTGTTAATTCCAAATTCAACCATAATCTGTGATGTTGTAGTTACACCAGAAGTTTTTCTAATAATGATTTGGTTGATACCACTATTAGTATTTGAGTATGTTCTAACCACGACATCAACTTGATAAAGTCCTGCAAGCGGTGCAGTGAAATAACCTGTTGATGTATTTAGATAACCACCTTGATTGTAATCAACAACAAAATAACCACCAGCAACTGTTGTTGTGGCACTAATAGAACCACCATTACCTGATACACGGAATGCAGGACGATTTGGTGCATAACCAGCATTGATACCGTTGACTGTTAAGTTTCCAGAAAGAGTCATATCGCCATTATCGGTCAATGATAGTGATGTTGATTGATATGTACTGTTAACCACTTGCAAGTTACCTGTACCATCTAAACGAATAGTTTTGTTTGCGTTAGTTGCACCACCGGAAATGTTTGTGAATTTCAATACGTCAGCATAACCTGTACCACCTTGAGTGTTGGCTGCAGAAATTGTTATACCTGCACCTGTTGTGGTTGCTGGTGTGTACGTTATTGTTTCACTTGATGCACTTATTGACGTTGCATTAATTATGCCTGGCGCACTGTTTGATATTGTGCCTGTTGGTCCTACTTCTGCCCAAACAGGATAAGAAGTGTTACCAAAGTTCTCATACATGACACCAGTATTTGCCACCCACAAATCATTTGCATTGGGTGAACTTGGTGAATTGTTTTGGTAATATGTTTGTGTCTTAGAGTTGGCAACGTTAAATGTTACGCCGTCACCAATCGTTACTGTTTTGGATGTGCTGCAAGCAGATATTGATACACCGTTTGTACCAAGAAATGTTAAAATATCATTGTTTGATGTGGCAAAAACTAACGTACCACTTGCGTTAATGGTTGCAAAAGAGTTTGCACCGCTTGATGAAATTGAGGTAATTGTACCTAATGAATTTTTATAATACAACTTTCCATCGGCGTAGTTGATGGCCAACTCACCATTAGCCAGTGTAGAAGGTACGTTTCCTGATACACCCGACTTTTTATGAATTAAAATTGTATTTGCAATAGTCATTTATTAGAATGTCCCGCCGTCCTTAACCGAATTATCTTGCACTGTATCAGGCTCTATGGATGTTTCTAAGGCCTTAGGCAATGCAATTGTCTTTTTTCTTTTAGGAGGTGATTGCAAATCTTCAATTGTCTTTTTCAGTTGTTCTATTTCAATACTTTGTTCTTCAATTGTTTTGTTTGCTTTAACCAATTGATTTCTAAAGGTATCTAAATGTGCTACCTGATGTCTAACATTTTCAATTTCATTTTTTGTTCTGTTGAACTCATCAATTTGTTTTTGTTTTTCAATCAGTGTAGTGTTATTTTCAGTTATAACTCTTTGAATATCTTCACCCATTTCCTGGATTTGTTTTTTCAAAGATTCATTTTCTGCATTCATTTCACCTACAAGTTCGTCCACAAATTGTGCGTTGGCTTGTAGTGTTATGTTACGAAGAACTGTATCTGACAACGTAGAATTGATGATATCAATATAATGTTTTGTAAATCTTTCATTACTCATTTCAAACTCCTATTAATCAATTATTTAGTCTACGTTATTAGAAAGTACCTCCATCTAATGCAGAAGACCAAACTGGAACACCAGCATTTGTTACTGTCAATATTTGGTTGGACCACGATTGGTCAGAAGACCCGGCCGCAGCAGTAACTTGCATTGGTCCTGTTCCGTTACCGTATGTGATACCGTTTGTGGTGAATGTTGAAACACCGGTACCACCTTGACCAACGGTCAAACCAAGAATTTGTGAATATGTCAATGCAGTTGTTCTACCATATGCATCAACAGTCACAGAGGTTACGGTATTATTTTGTGCAGAAGAACCAGTTGTGACAAATGTTGTGTTAGACAATTGTTGGAGTGCACCAGAACCGTTACCAACAAGTATACCACCTGCGGTGAATGACGACTGACCAGTACCACCAAATGGTGTTGTTAGGGACTGTCCTGTCGAAATGAAACCGTTAGCATCAATCTTCAATGCATCAGTTGCACCGTTGTTTACCACAAAGTGAATTGGGTTGGCACTTGTTGTACCAATTGCAAGGTCAACACCTTGAGAATACATGTAAACATTGTTTGCTTGAGCTAAAGAACCTGTACCACTAAAGTTCTGTCCGTTCATACCGAAGTCGCCGTAATTGGTAGAGTCGGTACTGATGTTAGTAGAAACAATAAAGTCTACAGAAGCCTGTGTTCCTGTATTTGAGTTTTGTAGAATAACTTGTGAGTAACTGTTTACACTACTTTGTAATGATGAGAATGGGTTTGATGCAGTGTAAGTTAAAGTACCAATGTTATATGATGTAGCATTTGCAACACCTAAGTTTGGTGTGATGAAAGTTGGTGTATTGTTGAATACAACTAAACCAGAACCAGTTTCATCTGTTACCAACGATGCAAAGTTTGCACTGGTAGGTGTTGCCAAGAATGTGGCCGCACCAGATGCAAGACCAGAAATACCGGTTGAGATTGGTAATCCAGTAGAACCTGTCAAGTCAGCAAACAAGGTTGCCTTTGTAAGTCCTGCATAGTTAACTGTATTTCCTGTTGGTGCAGTTGTCAAGTTCTTGAACAAGTAGAAAGAACCGGAGTTAGAACCACCAGAACCTTCACGAATCAAACCGTGATATACGTTCGATGCAGCAACATTCGACATGCCGTAGAAACCGATATCAACAACATCACCAATATAATTGTTGGCTGCAAGCTCAATTAAAGAAGTTCCTGTTTGGAAACTTGATGTGTTAATGTATGTTTGTGAACCTGCAACAATCAAATTACCTGCAACAGTCAAATCTGTGGAAATAACTTGTTTACCGGCAGATGTTACGTTTGCACGTAGAACTGTATTGTCTGTATAGACTTTTGCTGTATTTCCAGATACAACTGTTGTGATACCGTTGGCGCCTTCAATATAAAGTGTGGTGCCAGAATAAATTGTGTTACTATTTGCACCATCTGAAATGGTCAATGAACTTGTTGAAGTTGTATTTGCAATGGCCATGATACGACCGTTTGCAGCAACTTGGATAACAGGAATTGTTGATGTGCCTGTTGAGGATCCACCATAATAACCTGCGGACAATCCAGATACTGAGTTCAAAGAAGCATTTAATGCAACCGCACCAGTGCCGTTGAAACCAACAGCTGATGCAGAAATATCACCACCAGTGATTGAGAAGTTCTGTGAGTTGATTAATGCGTAAGTGTTTGATGAACTACCAATCAAGTTGCCTTGGAATGCACCATTAACGTCACGTTTAACTAGGGTACTTGCAGTATTTGCATTGGTTGCGGCGTCAACGGTACTGGTATAGTATTGACCACCAATGTTGAATGATCCGTTACCACCAACTGTACCAAAATACAAGGTGTTTGATATGTATGAATATGCTAATTCACCCGCTTTAAGAGTTCCTGGATTACTTGTTACACTTGAACGTTTAATCAGGATACTGGTATTTGAGCTGGCCATGTTTTGGTTCCCTTATTATTCTTATCTTCTATTTATTAAAAAGTTCCCGCATCAATTGTTGCCACATTACCAAAGATTGTACCGAAAACTGTTGTATTTCCAGAAATGGTTAAGTTGCCACCAAATGTTCCAGATGTATTAGCCAATGCATTATTTGCTTTATTTGCTGCATATGCGGCAACATTACTTGTGGTATTAATTTTACTGATGTATGCATCGTTGAAAGCTGTACTCTGTAACGAATTGTCTGGAAATGATAATGATCCGTCTGCATTGAAAACCCAAGTTGGTGATCCATTCGGATTAGCCTCACCTGTTTGAATAACAATATAACTGTTAGCATATAACGCAGCAACACCACCATCTTCTAGATATAATCCAGTTATATCGTTATAAACGTTAGATGTTAATACTGTTACTGTTTCGCCTGCAAAATTCAAAGCTCCATTACTAGGAAGAATAATACTTCCTGGAACGGTTAAGTTATTATTGGCTTCTAATATTGCTTGTGCATTAGAAGAATTAATTAACTTATTTGAATTATTTGATAGTTCATATGCAATACCCAAAGCAACGTTTGCTGTGTATGCTGCACCTTGAACTTCCGCATTGGCCGAATTTGCAGTGGCTAACGCAAGATTGGCGGTGTTTAATGCCTCTTGAATTAATGGAAGTTGATCCGATGCACCATAAAATTGTGCAGTTGATTGTACTTCAGCTGGTGCCGCTGGCCCAACCCTTACGGTTATGACTGACGGTGGAGTTACTATAACGTTCGGCATTATACATCTGTACCATATGAAGTGTTAACACCAGTTACACCAGGTGCGACATAAACCTTGCCTTCAAGTACACGAGATACGGTATTTGCGGCATCTTTTACAATAACATCGTAAACATATGTGCCATACGGTACATTTGCTGACGTAGGTGCATCTAATCCCAACAATACAATGCCGTTATTAGAATTTGCTACAGACGTTGAGAATGAAAAAGCGATAGTCGAAGAAATATAAGACTTCTTGGCATTACTAGAAATGGTAAACCCCGTTAGGTTATATGGGTTTCCATATGAATCTGCTAACGTTAGTTGAGAAGAAAATGTAGAACCTTGTTCTAGGTATTGGTCTGAGTAACCTGCGGCCATTTTATTTACCTTTCTTTAGTTCTTCAATTTCTGCCTTCAATTCTTTGATTGCTTCAATCAATAAACCAACAACGTTACCATAAGCGACTGATAATGTCTTGTCATCATCTTTAGCTTCAACAACAACTTCAGGAAGAACTTCACGAATTTCTTGAGCGATAACACCAATTCCTGCTTTGCCGTCTTTATCAAAAGTTACACCACGTAGTTTCATTGTTTTGTCTAATGCATTTTCAATTGTCTTAACATTAGTTTTCAATCTTGCATCAGAGTAAGCGGTAATATTCGCTGGCGCAGTAAAGTTACCTGATGTGTCAAAGCTGTAACAATTACTATTGACAGTAATTGAGTATGCGGGAGATGGTGAACTTACTGAAATATTATAAGCAGTAAAATAAGAATAGTAAGGACTTCCAATAGTTCCACCAGATAGTTTAATACTGCCTGTGGAAGAAATTTGAATTGGTCCAACTGCATTTAATGCACCAGATGTTCCTGAAGCAGCAGTACCAAGGCCTAAGGAATTGTGTTGAACATCATTTCCAGTACCTACACTTTGGTTAATTGTATATGCAGTAATATTATATGCAGTACCAGTTACGTTACCACATGTACAACCAGCATATGTAGCAGTAGTTGCAGATGCTGCATTACCACAAGTACAAGAAGCATAGGTTGCACCACCACATAAACAAGCAGCAATAATTGCACAAGAAACTGGACATACACAAACGCCGGTTGTTGCATACATTGTTGTGCCTGAGAACCAAGCCATTGGATAGGTTCCTGTGCTTGCGTATTGGTTACAACAAACGTTACCAGCAAGTGCTGCATATCCTGAACATGTGGCACAACCAGATAATGATCCAGTAATGTTTCCGCTGCACATAGAAATACCACTTGAAGAAACAGCAAATATTTGAGTTCCATTAACAAGGAACTGTTGGCAATAACCATTACCGACAGCGTTTACTAAATTTGCGGCAGGAGAAGCAACACTTGCAGTATTAACACCACTACTTGCATAAAAAGTAGATGCACAGACATTGCAGAATGTTGGAGTATTTGATGTTCCTAAATTTTGGTTAATTGTATATGCAGTGATATTATATGCACTACCAGTTACGTTACCACAAGTACAACCAGCATATGTTGCAGTTGCTGCATTACCACATGTGCACAAAGCATATGTAGCAGATGATGCACAACCAGTCACGTTACCACAAGTACAGGAAGCATAGGTTGCAGATGATGCACTACCAGTTACGTTACCACATGTACAACCAGCATATGTGGCGCAACCAGCTGATCCTGCTATAGAAGCGCAACATACTGCTGTTGTTCCTATTGCACCAACAATTTGTGCAGCAGTTGCACAAGTATGTGCAGAAGTTCCATTACCATATAATACACCTGTTAATGTACCTGCTACGCCAGTGCCACCATAACAAGCACTAATAACAGAACCGTTCCATGTACCTGTTCCAATTGTACCAACTGAGGTCAATGATGATTGTGTTACACCAGATGACAATGTTGAACCAGTTAATGTACCAGCTGCAGCAGTTACAGTACAACATTGGCCTAAACCAATTGCAACACCATTAACTGTTACAGAACTATTTGATAATGCAGTATTTGGAATTGCGGTGAAACCAGAACCAATTGCACCTGATGTTAGTGTACCAACTGTTGTTAGAGAAGATGTTGTTACACCAGATGCTAATGTTGAACCTGTCAATGTTCCTGCGGCCGCAGTTACAGTACAAGATTGTCCCAAACTAATTGCAATGCCGTTAACGGTCAATGAAGGGTTCACCAACGCAGCATTTGGTACGCATGTTATACCTGCAGCACAACCACAATAGTTAGCATAAAGAGTTGCATATTGCGAAGCACAAATTGTACCAATATTATTACCTGTTGGGTTACAGGTTAAACCTTGGAACAAATAATAATTGCCGCCAGCTTTTCTGGTCAAACCAGTATAGTATGTGCCACTATTTACATATTGTCCGTAAAAACCAATATCAACTGTATCGGTCAAGTTATTGGCTGCCAATTCAATCAATGAGTCTACGGTTTGGAATGTAGCAACGTTTGAATATACTACAGAACCGTTGATGGCTAAATTACCTGTGACACCCAAGTCACCTGTTATACCAACAGCACCAGCAATTACACCACCAGTTGTTTTAAATGTTGTCCAAGTATTTGCAGCAGTAAACGCACCATTAGCGAACGATGCAGCACTATTAGCTTGACCGAAAGCACCATTAGCGAACGATGCAGCAGTGTTTGCTTGGCCAAAAGCACCATTGGCAAAAGAAGCGGCACTATTAGCTTGACCAAAAGCACTATTAGCAAAAATTGCTGTAATGTTTTGTGAATTATAAGAAGCTTGTGCTAATGCATTTGCAGTTTTAACTGCTGTAGCACTTGCAACAGTTGTAGAACTTGTTGTTGTTACAGAATCTGATAAGTCATTTGTCCACAACAAGTTATAATAATTTGCACCAGAGTTTGGATCAGAGTTTGCTGTTGCATCCCAACGAGCAGCTGTTTCATTCCAACGAATATAAGAGTTGGCTGAAGTGCCACCGGTTGATGTTCTATATGCACCAAATTGTGCATATGTGCCGGTTGTCATTGGAGTACCTGCACTCAATACAAAAGTTCTAGTATTGTAAATGGTTGTTCCATTGATTGTAAAGTTACCCAATACACTTAGACCACCAGAACCAACAGACAAGTTATAGATATTTGCACTTGATGTTGATGTGTGCATATCCAAATAATTTGGTACATTCAATGTGCTTGATGGACCCATGTATATGTTACCACCAACACCAATATCTGCTGTATTCGACTTGCCGTTTAATGTAGTTATACCAGATACGGTTACATTTGTAAGTGTTTGTGAACCCGTTACAATATTGTTTGATAAAGTGTATGCAGAATTGGCAAAGTTTGCGGTAATATTTTGTGATGCATACGATGCATTAGCAACGTTAGCTGTAACGTTTTGTGAAGCATATGATGCGTTTGCTTGATTATAGGATGATATGGCGTAAGGTGTGATATTAATACCACCAATTGTGGCACCAGTGTTAACTGTAATTGTAGTATTAAAGTTTGCGGAACCAGTTACATACTGATTACCACCAACACCCAAATCATTTACCGTATTGGCTTGTCCTGTCAATACAGTTTTACCGGAAACAAATAAATTTGCAGCATTGACAGCAGAGTTTGCAACAACTGAGTTAACGTATATGTTACCAGTTGCACTAATTACTGTTGTATTAACCAATGAGTTGGCTTGAACAACACCAGTAGTCACGTTACTGAAAGCAATCAATGATGTTGTATTGATTGTTGAGTTAGCTTGTATTGTATTTGTTGTGACGTTACTGAAAGCAATCAATGATGTTGTATTGATTGTTGAGTTAGCTTGTATTGTATTTGTTGTGACGTTACTGAAAGCAATCAATGAAGTGGTGTTAACACTTGTGTTTGCTTGGACAATACCAGTTGTCACATTACTAAATGCAACTAATGATGTAGTATTAACGGTAGAGTTGGCCTGTACTACATTACCGATAGATACGTTTGCATTAATTGTTTGTGTATTAATTGCATTATTTGCTTGTAAGTAATTTACAAAAGCAGTACCTGTAACAGATGCAGTTGTTGTGTTTACTACACTGTTTGCTTGTAAATAGTTTACAAAACCGGTACCGGTTGCTGATAGTGTAGTTGTATTAACAGTAGAGTTGGCCTGTACATAGTTTAAATAACCTGTACCTGTAACAGAAATTGTTGCAGTATTGACTTGACTATTGGCTTGGACTGCATTACCATAAACCAATGATGTTGCAGATACTGTGTTTGTATTGACTGCGGTATTTGATTGTAGGTAATTTACTGTTGCGCCATTATAAATTTGTAGTGTACTTTGGCCTGTAATGTAACCTGTAACAATTTCATTATTGGAAATTGTTGTTAGACCGGTAACATTTAATGTATTGGATAGAACAGTTGGTCCATAAACAGAAAGATTACTATTTAGGTTTGCATAACCTGTTACATTAACTGTATTGGAAATTGTGGTGTTGCCACCGATGTTTACATATCCAGATAACAATGTATTGTTACCAACAACTAGACCGTAATATGAGTTACCAGCGTATATGGTACCATTGGCATACATGGCACCATTTGCATATAATGTTGATACTGTATTGGAGAAGTATACTTGGCCGCCAACAGTTAAGTTGTTATCAACCTTTGCTGAAGAAGCACCACCAGTGACGTGCAAATAACCACTGAACAAGGCAGTATTATTTGCCTGCATACTTGTTGGATAACCATTAAGGAACAAAATACCAGAGTCTTTAACCCAATCGGCCTCACCAATGGAGTTAATTTCATTCGAACCTGCATTGGTTGAAGTGACCCAATCACCAAAAGTGTTAGCATAACCTAAAATTGGAACTGTATTTGCCATTATTCTTTACCTATTAGTTGCTTTAACAGACTTTTGATTTCACCCATATCTGTTTTGATAACGTCTATTTCAGACTTAATGTTATTTATTTCATCTTTTTGGGCCTTTGCCACACGGACTCTAGCAAAATAATCATTTTTTAGAGTTGTGTCTGGTGGCAAAATGGCCATACTTGCAGTATCTCTGATAAAATTGGTGCCAGTAACCTTAACCAAAGCCATATTACAGTCCTGTTCCTTGTGGTAGAGCAAGAGCTTTCAGTGCGGCCACATATGGAACATTTGTTTTATCGTTTGTTGCCATAACAACCTTGATTGCAAACTGTATAAATGTTGAGAATGTTTGGCCACTAGCATTGGTGTATGAAATATAATTGTTTGCTTGGTGTGTGTTGAATACACCTGGTGCATATTCATACTCAATCACATTTGTTCTATCGGTTGAATATGTATTATAGTTGTTTGTGCATGTCATCAATTGCCAGTTACCAGACTCAAACTTAGCACCACCATCTTGTGAACTTAGAATCTTATAGTAAACATAAATTCCAGAACCCAATGGTTGATATGCATTCAGATAAACACGTAAGTCGCCTGCGTCATTACCTGGTGCAAGAACAACTTTCTTGGTGAAGTATTTTGCCCAAGAATTACCACCAGATGATCCTGTTTCACCACGAACAATGATAGAGGCGTTTGCATTTCCGCTTCTTGTTGTTGGATCGTAAATGGTGATAGTTGGACTTGTCAGATATCCAGAACCTGGAGTAATGACATAAACAGAAGTAATTGCGCCGTTAGCATTTGCTGTGTAACCTAATGTGGCAGAATTTGATCCTGGAACATCAGGACTTGAAATGCTTATTGAAGCGGTTTGTACGTTATAACCATATCCTGTATTTGCAACGCTGATGACATTGTTGCCAATACCCATATTGTTGATGATATACTTCACTGCAAACAATGATACGGCATCATCAGAAATGATAGGAGAAACGTTAGCGTCAGCGGATTGCAATGTTGCCTGCAAAGTAAATGTGTTTGACAAAGCTGGATTTATAACACGTTCGCCTAAACCATCATTCAAATAAACATTCTCAGGCATTGCAGTACCCTTACTCGCTGGTGTAATAGGTGTAAGAGCTGTTGCCGCATTTGTTGATGCCAATGTTGATTGATATGCATATGTGATTGATGTATCGGTTGGTGTGAAATCTGTTGTGGATACATTCAATGCATCCAAATATTGATATGTACCAAAATTACCCAAAGTATTATTCATAATAGTTGGGTCAATCTTATATCTTACATCATTGTGACCTAGTTTTCTTGCGGGTGCGCCTTGTGGAATAACAAAAGGAATTGTTGCCGAACCTGTTTGGAATACACATCTATCGATAACAAACATCAAATCTTTAGTTTGGTCTGCTGTCCATGTGATAGAATTTTGTGATTCAAACAATGCACCGACATATGGTGCTTGGCCAATTTTTGGTGCATTGGCTTGCGAAGGTGCAGCTGCACTAGCACTTGATTTAGCTGTTGATGTTGGACTTACAACCTTACCTTGTTCTGCATAATATAAGGTATAATCTGGAGAAGATGCCTTAATCAAAATTGCATACAAAACACCAGATTGAATATACACCGGAGCATTAAACATAAACTCTGTGTAAGTAGAAGAATCCAAATAATAAGGACTAGAACTCGTAACAACTTGATTTGCTTGCAATGTTACTGTTGAATAATCCAAAGCTTTGCCTTTAGGATATCCATTCACAGTTGGTACAATAGACACCGTGATTGGCATGTTGGTTGTTGGTTTGGTTGCAAAGAACAATTTAATAGAATTCAAAAACACACCATTTGGATAATTTGCTGGGTCAACCAAGAACGATTGAGCAACAGGATCATATGGTGAATATGTTGTAATTGTACTTACAAGTTGTTGTGGTGTCTGGCTAACTTGTGTAAAGGTTGTTCCAGATGAATCAACCGATGCACCAAAATTTAGTTGTTGTGAGTTTGTGGCCAATCCAGATGCGGTGAATGTTGCTTCTGCATATGTTGTTGCAGTAGTTTGGTCACCCAAAACAGTTCTATTATCAATACGAAATACTCTAGAACCAGTTTGGAATTTAGTACTAGGTATATTGAAAATGCCAACAAAATTACCACCCTCGTCTGTTGATAATTTTGGTGCACCACCAGCGTTTATGGCATTTGCAATACTTGTTGCAGTACCTCTAATAGAATATAACGATGTGATATCACCAAATTGTTGGTTGTAACCCATAGAGATATTTACAGGTTTATCAAGTGTCACAATTTTTGTAGTGGCATCATATGCAGTTATATTTGCTGTATATGTGTATTTGGCCGGGAATACTTGTGTTGTCATTTATTTTTCCAATTTTTCGTAAAGTGCTTTAACTTGTTCTTTGGTTACAACATATAAACCAGTCACAATCATAATAGACATCCAAGCTAAACTGTTTGGTATAGAAACTTTATTATATTTCTTACCTTGTAACATATTTATCGACTGATTGAAAGACCATTTAATATATTTTGCGGCAGTAGATCCACGCTTCTTAACAATTGGTAACAAGAAATTAGGACCAATAACTTGGTAACCTTTGTGTAAGATATTGCCAATAGTTGATTTGTCCAATTCTTTAAACGACCAACTCATCAAACGCAACATATCACGTTTGGACCATCCATTATTTTGTTTTGCCAATTCAGTTGCAACTACGCAACCGTAACCTGGATTTGGTCCTGGACTTGGTTGTGGTGGTGGAGGAACATACGTTGCAGCCACATTTACAGCATTCAAATATTTGGATGTGATTGTAATTTGTGAACCAGCATAATAATTTGTAGAAGAAGATGCATTTGGTCCAAGATATAACTGTGTTGCACCCACAAACCATGCACCACCTTGATACATATTTACTTCTGTTCCGGCATTCAAATATTGTCCACTCAAACCAGGAGGAGTTATAGATGAATATACAACATTACCACTAGAGTCTTTAATGACTAAAGCGAAAGCTGATTGTGTTGATCCTGAACTTGTTGCAGAATAACCAAGAGACAATACAGCAGAAGCAAATGTAACTGATGATGTTGTTACTGAAGATGGTGTATTGACTGGTGCGGAAACTGTTGTTAACAATGTTCCTGGAGTGCTTGTTGACCAGAAACTTACTGTCCCTGTTCCAGATGAAGCAACCTGCACTGTATATGTTCCTGCTGGAATATTTACAGAGTATACAGGATTAAATGCTGTACTGTTGTTTGGATCACCCCAAACACCATATTGATTCAAGAAAGAACTGTAACCTTGCACAACTGGTATTGAGTACAGGTGTGTTGTAGCACTTCCATTGAATGTGTTTGAGTAACCACCACCAACACCAGCAACTTCACCACTCATGCTGATATCAATGATACCTGAACTGATTGTTCCAGATGCGGTTGTGCCGGAATAGTTTCCGTTTGCATCATAGAAACCATTTTGTAATGTAGTTGTACCAACACTGTTCAAAGGTGTGATAATATCGGCCACATACAAACGAACTTGTGTACCATTTGGATAGTGGTAGATAGAAATGACACGAGCTACAGGATAGAACTGGTTGGACAAATAGAAACCAACAATATCACCATTGTTAAATGTTCCAGATACACCACTAACTTCGATGGTGTTTGGTGATTGCATGTATTGGTCAACTTGTTGTCCATCGAACCATGTTGTCACATTTTGGTTAGTCAACAAACCACTTGCTTGAATGATGAGTTGTTGTGGACGAATATATGGCAATACTGCAATGTTTGTCAAGTAACCATTATTCTGACCAAATGTGGATGAAACTGGTTGGTAAGAATTGCCTGTCACATTTTGGATTTGACTTGCGTATGTTGAAGTTGTTGTTGCAGTATAACCAACAGTAGAACCAAATGGACTATTAACGGCTGGGTTACCATGATTAACAACAGAAACAGAACTTGATACAGTAGTTGCTGTACCAGGAATGGTTTGGAAGTCACCAGAATTGGTTAGGTTGACACCGTTTGTCTGTTGATAGACTTGCATCGATGGGTCAGTTACCAAGATTGGAGGCGCCTGAGTATTGTCTACCCAATTGTCCATTGGTGGAGTTAATTGTGCCACACCTTGTTGTATAGTAACCGCAAATGGGTTAACAGAAACTGCACCTGTTGCATATTGTTGAACAATTAAATTTGCTGCTGTGTAAGGCAAAGTATATACAGTTGAATTTGTTCCATTAATTGTATTAATTGTGTATGTGTTTGTTTCAGTCAATGTTCCCAAAGATGACAACACAACAGGATTTTGCAACTGATAGTTATTAACAATAGAAATTGGTGTTAATTGATTCTTTCTTACGTTAATATTGGCAGCATAATCTGCATTTCCAGTATCTGCGGTAGAGTAAGAATTAAATGCATCAACCAAAATACCAAGATTTGGTCTTGTCACACCAAGACTGTCTGGAACTTGAGTTGATGATGCAGCTGCTTCCAATTGACTTAGTGATGTGTAGTATTCAAGATTGTTGATACGTGTTTCCAAATCTGTAATGTCAGATTTAGCCCAGCGTTTGTGTAGAATCTTGTTGATAGACAAATTTGGTGTAACACCAGGAGGTCCTTCACCTGGAACATAACCGGTGTATGGGTCATGCAACAGGTTAGCTAACAACAATGTGCCGTCAGGTTGTGTTGGTAGAATTGGAGTTACTGAAGGTGTTCCAGATATAACTTGGAAACTCTTATCTTTAGTCAACACCAAACGGTCTTGTCTACCCAAGTAGTATCCATAGTTACTTTGGTAGTTTGTGTTGTTTTGTGGCAACAAGATACTGATATTGGTTGTACCTGGTGCTTGTTTATTTGAGAATTCCCAATTGTAAGCTGTTGCAGAGAAGTTTGTTTGACCTGGATTTGCACGAACTGGTCTAAAGTCTAAACAATCTCTCAATGCATACACATTACCATCTTTTGATGTATACACTGGGATTTGTTGATATGCTTCACCTGCGGTTGATACACCACCATATGCAGAACCGGTGTTTGCATATGATTGAATACTAAAGTAACCGTCTCCAGATGTATCTTTTGTATGTGAGTAATAATTAAATACAACCAAAATGTTTCCAGATGGCAGAGGTGCTCCTGGAACCAATGAAACTGAACCAAAGTCATAGTAGTTATCACGTTGACCATTATCCAGACTGTAGAAGTTTGTAATGTCTGTTAGAGTAGACAATACTGTTCCTGATGCTGTACAAGCTGATGTACCTGTATCATACACTTTTACAATATTTTTAATGTCTGTGCAGTATAGAGACATTTTAATACCAGAAGCAACGTTTGCTTTATTGATTAATGTCTGTACTGCATTGATATCAACAGAAGTTCCGGTGTAACCAATTGATGTCATTGAAGAACTACCATATGCGGTGTTACCATTAACCAAATGTTTCGATTTCAAAACATATGTTGCAGTATCAGCATTGTTGATAGAAACCTGTGCAATAATATTAACACTCTTACCATTCCATGTTGATGATGTGAATTTAGCAGAAGTCTTGTCTGATGAGAATGTGATTGTGTTTCCAGAAGTTGAAAAATCCAATACGTTTCCAGATGAACTATCAATAACAATCATTCCAGAAGAATTGTTGGAACCTTCAAATCTGAATGGACTTGCACTACCTTGACCGTCTGTTGCGTCCAAGGTATATGGAGAATTCAATGTTATACTACGATACACACGTTGTGTGAAATATGTTGAACTTGAAACGTTGGAAACATATGGGTAACCAATTGGGAAAATTAGTTCAGAAGCACCTGGATTATTAAATAGTGTTGGGTTCGTTGCAACACCAAGGTTTTTACCCAAGGCAATGTTGATGTTTGCATTAGCTGTGTAACCACCAGAACCATTTGGAACAACTAGAGAATCAACAGATTGTGTACCAAATGACAATGTGAATGATGTGCTGGTGGTTGGCGTGATTTGGAAACCAGAAGTATAGAAGGTTTTGGTTGTTCCAGATACGGTGTAATTTGTAATCACCAAAGTGTCCGAAACTGCACTACCTGAATTGGTTGTGGTGATTGTTGCACCATAGTATGCATTGGCAACGTTAGAGAATGTTGCTGCGGTATCTGTGACAACAATTGTGTTTGCGGTACTAGAATTTGTTGCTGTTCCAGATAGCGTTGTTCCAACAAAATCTGAAACGTAAGCATTGTAGATGTAAGATTTTGTGGTTGAACCTGATCCAGATACGTATTGTAAGTTTCTAATAAATGCTGTACCAGCTTTAGTAGAATTGTATCCGTTGATACTTCCTGTGGCAATATTTGCCGCAGTCACAGCATGTAAATCAATTTGTGGAACTTGACCAACGTCAAACAAACCACCAACAGTATCGACAACAAAATAGTTTCCATAATCAACAAAAACATCATTGTTGTTGATTACGTTTGTACTTTGTGCTCTTGGTATTGTTAATGTTGAACCAGATTGAGCTTCAATACGATAACCGTGAACGTATGCTATACCTTTACTGATACCCAAATCATACGATGATGTATCTCCTAATGTGTTTGCAGAAGGTGTTAATGTGAAATCATTAACAATGTAATCACCATTCGTTTCATAATCACGTTTTGCAAAATAATCATCGATGGATGAATAAGAGGTGCCGTTGACTTGATTTTGAATTTGACCGTTGACGATACGGACCAATTCAATAAAACCCTGGTCATTACCGATGGTCAATGGTAATGTTGTTAATGTCAATGTAATGACATATCGGTCCGCACCTGGTGCTTGGAAGTTTGTTGATCCGATAGCTGGATCTAACAATGAAGAATCTGTCACATAGTCATAAACTGTTTCATTGATTTGCAAACCAATACGATATGTTGGTGTATTGTCGTATTTGTCTAGAACAATTGTTTGGGGATTGACATTTACAAAATTACCAATTGAATATTCTTGGCCTGTTGTTGGAGAAACAGAATAACCATTAACAATGTAAAAAACACCATTAGCAACAGATGCGGTAGATGACAAACCTGTAGATGGACCAGTAGAATCTGAAGATGTTGCAACAGTAGCGGATTGTGGAATTGCTAGTGTTGATGTTGTCAATGTCATACCATCAGTAAAATGTTGACCTGAAACATAAGAAACAATCAAAGTTGGTGGATCACCAACAGTAGAGCCGCTGCTTGTTGTTTCAATTGTACCAATAACTCTAGCGATAACAACACCTGCTGGGTCTGTGATAACTTGGTTTGCAAAGTTTGCAGCAGTGACTGTCAAACCATTAGGATTTGTCTGGTTCAACTTGATGTAATAACAATTCAAGTTTGTTGTAACTTGTCCACCAGATACGGGAGTATTTTGTGAATAAATTGCCGAAGCAAACTCAGAAATTTGATTCTGAAGAATTGTTTGAGATTGAGTTAATTCACGACCTTGAACTGCATATCCAGGTTTAAACAAAATGCGATGAAAATTCTTTGTTGGGTCAAAATCGTCATAGTATGGAGTAGAATTAAAATTGATAGCCATTTATTTAACCTTTGTATATTAATACCCAAGAACGAATTTGAATTGTTCTATACCGTCTGCACTTCTCTGAACACCAGCTCGATTCTCTATATATGTGATGTATCCAGAAAATGGAATTATTGGAGAATTTGAATAACTGAAAACAACTCTAGACTCATTTGTTTGGAAATCTATGATGGATTGATTCAACGTTAATTCACCTGTTGTATTTATCAGTTGTAATATATTGGTAGACGTATTGAAATTCAAAACCGTACCATAGAATGAAGCGGTGTTCATGATTGTTTGTTTGGATGTTGTATCCACTGACTTACCTTGAAAAACAAGGTCGTCTGAATAATATATTCCTGTACCTGATGGCAATTGAATTTGTGTTGTTGTATTATACACTGCACCATTGGCCAATACTGCACCGGTTGTACCATACATTTGGGGATCGATAAGAAGTCCAACTTGACGATAAACAACACCATCTGTTGGAATAGAATTTACACCAGCACCTTCCGAACCATTAAATTCAACTGAAAACATAATATGACTGCAACCTAATTCAGAAACACAGTCATATGCGTGGCCACCAACAGGTGAAACTGGTGCAATTGCTGTGGCTCTGGATGTAATTGGTGCCAAAAATTTTTGATTCGATGAAGTATATGCAGTGATTGATACATTAGCAAAGGTGTAGTTATTTCCAGAACCACCTTGTGGAACAGTAACATCTACAATACTTCCACCAACAACTTGTGAAGGAGTTATAGCGCCAACTGCTCCGGTTCCATCTCCCGATACAGTAACAACAATATAATCATTTAGTGCGTCATAACCAGAACCACCATTAGTTATATTAATAACTTCAACATCACCGCAACCTGCTTGTGTCATGTAAGGTTGTGGTGTGTTTGCACCAACCGGCACAGGCATCCAAACAGAATCCATAAAATTATTCTTGGATCCAGCATCGATTGTGTACATATATTTCCATTTATAAAGGTCTGGACCTTCATAGATGTTATTGGTACCATAAGAACCTGGTTGGAAGTATGGTTCGTATGTGGATAGTGCACCTTGATTGTTAGCTAAACATTTGAAAACTTGGTCGTAACGGTTCCTCACGTAGAAATTATTAATCAAAAATCCGTTGGCATCTTTTGCATAGTTGTTTTGCGTGTCAGAATATGCAAAATAGTTGGTGTTATTTGCCCAATCAATTCTTTGAATAACAGGACTCAAGTTGTTTGAATTGAGAAGTTTCAAAGCAAACATATTCTTGAAGGTTTTCTTCAAATAATATTGGTCTTCTGTTGGTTGAATCGGAGTTTCTACACCATTCACATATGGCCATGGGTCTTCTTGGCCAAGAAACGCATAAATTGAACCAACTTGTTGGCCAAGAACTGTTGCAATTGGAAGATAGTATTCCAATTCAACTTGAGCCACCTTGGCCATGTTTGTGAGTATGTTTAGATTGGGATTGTTCATGATTTATTTATTCTTATTAAGGACAAACTATCCATTGTGTGTTTGCTGAATTCCAGACATATTTCAACATATATCCTTTTGCAGGGGGAGAACCAACAAATGATGGGATTATGGTTGGATTTGATGATGAACTGTATAGGGCGACCGTATTCGGTCCAGCATTCGTAAAACTACAAATTTGTCCTTCTTTAGGATTTGCAGGCATTATGATTGTTGGATTTGAACTATTATTTGTTATTAAAATGTTATGTGATACAGTGTTACTCAATTGAACATTTGAACTTGGTGCGGTTATGTTGATATAATTAGGTTGAATGAATTCTAAACCATTTGTTGTTATGTTGTTGGATGTAATATTTTTTGTAAAAATTGTATTACGATTTATTACCAAATTTGCAGAAGCCGCAGGATCTCCAAGTTGAATATCTGTTGAAAGTGCAGAAGATTCAATCGTGCTTCCATAAATTTTAATATTGCCCACCAATATACCAGTTGCTCCTGCAATAACTATCGTTCCATTGTTTGAAGATAGTGTTGCGGCAACGTTTGTGGTAGCATCAATTAATCCTATTGTTTTACCGGCAGCAGTTACTACGTTTCGGTTTAGAACCAAATTTGCACTACTGCTTGTTAAATCAATCTGTATGTCAACATTACCTGTGGTTGATTCTATTGTATTATTAACAAACTTTAATTGTCCAACCTGTAGTTGATTTGCACCTTGTATTTGTAAAATGCCATTTGCAACAGTTAATCCTGCATTATTTCCTGTCACCGTATCTGTAATATTGATAGTGTTTGGTCCAATCCAAATATCACCCCAGCGTAATGTGGATGTACCTAAAGAATATGCATTTGTGCCTGATGGTGTCACATTACCTGTCAACACCAAGCCTTTACTATTCATTTTTGCAACAACATTACTTGAAGTTCCGCCACCAACTATAAATCTAAGTTCAGTATTTGCGGTTGTTGTACCAACAATCAAGTTGCCGCCTGGACCGCCAGGTGCACCAATCGCGCCGCCTTGAACATACAAGTAACCATCCAATGGAGATACTGCTGTGCCAATGTTATTAAATTCAGAACCTGGTTGATAATTTTTATTGACAAACCCCATATCAATGAAGTATGCAGAGTCTGTACCACCAGAACCAGCATTTGCAGTAACCACAATGTCAGCAGAACCACCATCATTAGTGTTGACCAAATTTGTTTGAATGTAAGAATCACCACCCTGAACAAACTGTGCAACAGTATTGGGTAATGTATTTGGATTGCTACCAACATTCAGATTTTCATTTGAATACAAACCTTGTGCTAAGGTGTGTGCAGTCATTTGAAAAGTTACATCTGTGGGAACATCAACACCCACAAACAAAGTATTTGCTGTATTGGCGTTAATTGTATTGAATACTGGTAATTGTGAAATCTTTACTTGTGACATTTTTTATCCTATTAGAAGTGCGTTTCCTTGTTCGTCTGTCAATACGTTTCCGTTTTCAGTAGTTAATTCCAAGAAATACTGTGTTCCGACTGAGTTATAAATTTGAATTTGGCCTGGTATTGAAGTCATTGTTCTACTTACTGACACCAAACCGTTTGCACCATTGGTCAATGAATTACTCAACGTTACAATACCATAATATGTATTACTTAATGTTCCAACGTTTACAAAGAAATTGTTTGAATTTACTGATTGTGATGCATTTGTTAATAAGTATAGTGTTTGGTCATCTACAATATTAGTAATTGTACCAAGATATTTGTAATCACTTGTTACCAAATATGTTCCAACCGACAATTGTTGTGTAAATGCTGTTGATGTTCCAATAATTGTGTTACTATTTGAATGAGAGGTGATTGTGCCAACAGCAGTTGTTGTTTGTTCAAACACAACAGGTGATACTGTTTGTACAGTTTGTGATGCACCATTTACACTAATAACATCACCAACTCTAATTACGTCAATTAGTGGAGCATATGGATTACTATAATTTCCATTGTTAACAATGTCATAACTTCCTGTCAATGAACTAACATAGAATTGTTTGTTGTTTCCTGCTGGTGAAACACCAACAGCCACATTAGCAAAATAAGTCCATACGTTACTTTGAATTGTCAGGTTATTCTGTGTTACTTTTGTTACCAGTCCACCAATAACGTCAGTAGGTCTTGTGCCATATGTGAAGTTGATGATAGATTGATTTGCAGTAAATGCGGTAGTCAATGAACCACCAAATCCCAAATTGGTGAAGGCAATGATGTTGTTACTTGGATTTGCTGCGGTACCACCAACAATTGTTGCAGTAGGTCCTGAATTGTAATAGTCATTGATTGGTAACCCGTTGGCCAATGCATCAACAGTCGTATAGTTCATGTTATTGTTCGATGACATTGCAATACGACCAATAACTTGCATACCTGTTGGGTGCAATAGATTCAACAACACGTCACGGTACTTTTCAATTTCTTTTGAAAGTGTAATCTGATATGTGTAGTTGTTGTATTCTTGATTTTGTAGAACACTAAACGAACTTGGTTGACCAACAGTGTCTAGATATTGTCCTGCACCAATCACCAGACCATTCAAGAATGTTGATTTTGCCTTTGCATGTCCATCACCATAAGTAATAACACCAGGAGATACTTTACCGAATCTTGCATCAGTATTATCAAATGTTAATTTTGTATTAACTTGTTTTGTATTGTTAAACCCTGTATAAATGTTTAGTGTGGCACCAATAGAATCTATCTTCAATGGAACAATAACACCAGCCGTATTTTGAACAGGAATAGATGTATAGTTATAAACTCTTAGTTGATATACCGAGTTTGCTGGATTTATGTCTGGTTGAACCACAAAGATAGAATCAACTGTAGCTGTATATGTTGCAACGTTAACGTTTGCACCTTGATAGATTGCATCGCCAGCAGCAGGAAGTAAAATTGGATTTACATTTTGTACAACAATGTCTTGAACTGCCAATGAAACGCCTGGTGCAGAAATATAGTCTTCACCGTTATCTGTGATGTTAATTGTGGTTACCGCACCAACGTTATACACAATGTCTGTAAATGTTGCACCGGTACCTAAAATACCAGGAACAACCAACTGTGCAGAAGCTTTATAGAACGATGATGTTGTAAAATTGTTTGATGCATTCGATGACAAGTACAATGTATTTGAGTTTGCAATAGAACTGATTTGACCAACAACTACATTGGATGTTGTAACCAAATATGAACCCACATTTAATTGTGTTGTAAATGTTGCTGTAGAAGAACCAACAACTAAATTACTTGTGTTACTTGCTGTGATAGTACCCGTTGCAGTATTGGCGATTGCAATAATTGGTACACTTGTTGTGTAACCCATGCCACCCAAAGGTGCTGTAACACCACTCTTATACACATAATTTGCTGTCACAATTGATCCAGCAGAATTAACTTTCACATTACCATATGCACTTCGGCCTGAACCACCAATGAAAACTAAGGTGTCGCCGTTTGCATAATTTTGACCAGGATTTACAATTTGAATTTTAGCAAGAATACCTAAATTCTGTATGTCGGTAGTTGAATAACCAACAGGTTCAACAAAGTCTGTTGTATATTCGGCAGTTGCTGATACTGAAGGTGCTTGACTCATACCACTACCTTGGTCTTCAACCACGATAGAAGATATTGGATATGTTCCAAACGATGTAAATGTAAATGCATTTGCTAATGTGGTATTTGCATTAGCATGAAATATACCACCAGAGTATGTGTTTGCAAAGTTGTATGGGTCGTTTGTGGTGAAAGTTTCTGTTGTGTTTGAATATGATTGTACTGCACCATAACTAGATGCAATATTGCCAATGTAATAATTTAATTTATAGTAAATGCTATCAATAGGAATGAATGATGCTAATTGATAACCTGCTGGGTCACCACCGCCGACCACGGCAATAGGTGTTGCAACTTTACTTGTTGTTGTGGGACCAACCAAATTTGAAAATGTAATTTGAGTGTTCGATGCACCAGAACGTGTTAGTTGTTGAGAAGTATTTGAATAACCATAACCTCCTGTTTCAACTGTAACACGTGTAACGCCACCAGATTCGACAGAACCAACTAATGCTGTTGCACCAACAGGAAAAGCAACGTTAGGGTTTAAACCACCATAGATAACAACGGGGTCACCGGTAACATAGTTTAACCCTCTGTTTTTAGGGTCAATAAGAATTTGGCTAATTTGACCAACAATAAGTGCTGACAGAATTTCTGCACCATATGTTCCTGCTGGAACAATTTGGTCATTCAAGAACCACACTGGTTGATTACTATTATCAACTACTGTAACATATTCTCCAGATTGAAACAATCGTTCAATGTTTGAGATGAATACTTCAGTCTTTTTACCATCATATGTTGCATTTTCAACTGTTGCAATAGACTTTGATGATTGTCCAAGCAATCTTAGGTTGTTAATTGCTAAAAAATTAGGATCATTTGTGGCTAATTTCAAACTTCTCGGTACATACCAATTACCTGATGAAGCTTTAAACACCGCATCTTTAGTATAGAAAAAGTCAACATCGGAGTTGTATAGAATTCGAAATAAAAACTCAAAAGACGCAGGATTACCTTTGTTCTGGTAAAGTTGTTTTGCTATCTTGATTGCTTTTGTTTTATCCGCAAGTATTTCTTGTGGAAAATAAGCCATGAAGTCGTTAACATAATACTGTAGGAACTGTTCCGTGGTTGTATCCACGTCCATATATTCCAACAGACTCTTTGCTACGTCCTGGACGTTTCCACTTTGTTCCAGCCACCCATAGTAAGCTTTAAGGAACAAAGTGAAATTTTCGTAGTTTGGATCCTCACTAATAAACTTAGGGAGTTGATAAGGAACCAGTAACGAGGTCTTCTGATTACTTTGTATCATTTACTTAACTTCTTTTAGCGTTTGCAATAACTGTGACAGCACTTGGATCATATGGGTCTATCGTTACGATTCTGTTGTATGATGATGGAATAATTGTTGTTGTTGGTTGCACACCTATTGATAATTGACCCAATGGGTTTTGTGGGATATCAACGGGAGAAAAACCATACAACGTAATTATGCCGTTTACATAATCTATTGAACCAACATTTGAACCCACAACAACTTGTCCTTTGACTGGATCGTTGTAGTATGCTTTGATTGATCCATATTGGTTATTTAACACAACACTCAAAGAAGCTCCTGTACCTGATGTATCGCCAGCTGCATTAACAATATATGCTGTAACTGATGTATAACCGGTACCAGGATTTGTGACAGTAATTGCTGTAACATAACCATTAATCATAGTTGCAACTGCTGTAGCGCCTGTTCCGTCACCTGTGATAACAACAGTTGGTGTTGCTGTGTAGTTGTAACCACTATTGACAACCGAAACCGACTCAACATTACTTGTTGCTGATGGAACTTCAGCCAAAAACACGTTATCGATTGTGTTACTTGGATTATTTGGGTCAATAATCGTGAAACCTGGATTACTTGTTAGTGTACTTCCGTATGTTCCTCTTTTGATTGATGTGTTAAAATACAAGTTGTATGTTACTGGTGCATTGAAAGTTGGATAGAATTTCTTTTGCATTTGCAAAGTGAAATCTGAACTTACAATAGAACTGTCAACTGCATTGATGGCACTCAATAATTCATATGAGCTGAATGTTGCATTGAATGTGTTTAGGTTGTTTGCTGCATAACCATAGATTGCCGAGGTGACATTCGCCTGCATAGAACCTGGTGTCAATGTTGTTTGCGATTGTTGATACAAAACGTTTGCTGCAATTTGCAAGTAAACATAATCCGGATCAACAATTGTAGGTTCAACTGTAACAACACTAATTGGTTTTAGAACATTGTTGATAATCAAGCTCTTTTGTGTTTCGGTTAAGTCGTATGCACCCTTTGGTTTTAAAGAAATGAAAACTTGACCATAAACAGGTGGTGTATTTTCTTCTCCACCCCATACTGAAACAGCATCAAACTGAATTCCTAATGTGTTTTGTTGTAAGATTGTGATATAATCATTCTTACTTACTGCACGACTTTGTGATGCAAATGCTTTAGGTGCCTGAAACTTAATGGATTCAATTGCTTCTTTATCTTGACCTTGTGTTGCTGTCAAATATGTTGAAACTGTTGCACCACCTGCAATACTGTCCATTAAAACAAAGTTATTTGCAAGTCCACCAGCGGTACCATTGGTTGAAATATAATCAATAACAATGATATTGCCACTACTCAACTGTTGTCCCAATACACCATCACCAAAATAAATTTGGTAGTTTCCGTCCACTGCTTCTTGTAAAAAATACACTGGACTTGTAGGTGTCAATTGCAAATAGTCTGTTGTTGGTGAGAAAATTTGATAACTACTGTTTGAAGATGATTGGTATACAGAGACAACCATTGTGGATGTATCAATATTTGGATCGGGAATTTCAAACAAAGATGTTGGATTACCTACACTGTCAGCAGTAAAGGTATATTTTTGATGGGTGCCTTGTTTAATTTCAAGTGCATAGAAATTTGCATTACCGCCAGACACCGAAGTTGTGGTAGAATCTGTTGTCACATAGTTATAGTTGACACCATTGATTGGTTCTGACAAGAAATTGGTGTATTGTGGAATGGTAACTGTGTATGTTCCAGTAGAAACACCTGTAAACGCAACATTAACTTGTGCAACAGCACCAATTGAAGATTGTGGAACATAGTTTAACAACTTGGCATGTGACACCACAGAAGAACGTTGCAGTGCAGAGTCCAAGAACATCTCATTGGCCACCATGTTCAAGTAAAATGCATTGTATTGTGTGTTGTAAGCCAAAACATCCAACAGAGTAGACATTGCCGAACCAGTAAAGTTATAGTCTTTGAAAGGACTATTGGGCTGGTTCTGCAAATAATTGATAAAGTTTTGCTTGATGCCACCAAAATCTAGGCTTGCAACTTGAATTTGTGTATTAGATGCCATTATCTGGACCTTTGAAGAAGAAGATTTACATTAGATGGTATTGTATTGTTGCCAATAAAGAAACTTAAAGTCACTTGGAAACCATTACCATCAGGTGTTAAATTTACTGAAATGTTCTGTATTGTTGCTCTAGGTTCATAATTTGTAATGACATTTTGTATTTCATTTGACAATAAACTAGCAGTAATGTTTGTTGCAGGTTCAAATAACAATGCAGTCAAGTTAGAACCCACATCTGGTTGAAAAGGTCTTTCGTAGAAATTTGTTAACAGTAAGTTTCTAACAGATGCAATTACGGCCTGCTCGTCATAACGCAAGGCCACATCTCTTGTCCCTGGTAATTTTCTGAACGTTAAGTCCAGGTCTGCGTATATTTTTTGTAAATTTGCCATCTACTATTTATGAGTTCAAATTGGAGACTAGGTTGGCTGTGCCAATATAATTTGTTAACAAATACATTTGTGATTGTCCTAAGTTACTAAATTGAGTTACCGATGCAAAATCATTCAAAACATTTGCTGAATTTTGGAAAAACTGTGTATCTTGTGCTGGGTATACAGTCATTAATTGGTTAATTCCATATACAGAATTTGCCAATAATGATGCATTTGCTGCATCAATTGATGTTGTGTTTGAGACACCATAAGTAATTGTTGTCTTTAAAATATTTGTAACTGTATTCATTGTGTTATACAATGAAGTTAAAGTGTTACCCAAAGTAATACTTGTAAAGTTACCCATAATAACAGAGTTGTTTTGCACACCGTCAGACTGGTGTACCAAGTAAGATAATGTTTTACTTTGAGAAATGGCTGAAACGTAGTGTGGTGTTACATTATCTGAGTTTGGTGGAACAACATTAGATTGTCTGTTTGTTATGTAAAGATATGCGTTTGCTGAAGTGGTAGATATCAACAATGCATTTGTATTTACGTTTGCCAATTGTGTGGTAATTGTACCAGACACGGAAGATGTTAGATTATTTGCCAACACAACCAATGTATTAGAAACATTCCAGATACTTTGTGTTATGTTGGCCACTGGATTTTGAAACAAATTGGTTACAGCTCCAGAACCAACGGCGTTTGCTTGCCAAGGTTTTAGTAATGGTGGCACCATGGCCAACTGTGTCTGTACGTTACTGTTGTAGGTTGATACAGTTGCGTTTGTTGTTGGATCACTAGAATTGAATCCCAATCTTGCGTAAATGCTACTCATAATATATTAAGCTCCTATTTCCAAAGGAATTGGAGGACCAGTTGGTCCTTTTGGTGAGATGTGAATGTGTGAATTGTGCATCGATAGATTCACTGTATCATATGCCCACACTGCCTGCATCACAGCAAATTGTCCTAATGGTGCAGACATAGACACCAATGAATTGATTGGTCCAATTGCATTGATTTCTGTTGGTACAGCTGCAGGTATACCAACAGAAACACCACCAGTCACAGTTACAAAACCTAATGGTCCTGCACTAACACCTGTGGTTGCATCAATTCTACCTCTTGATGTAATCTTTTCAGCCACAAAGTCTGCATTGACTGACATATTTTGTCCAGTTATCGATGTAACTGGTGCAGTAATTTTAAGACCACTAACACCAATGCCACCAGCAACAATACGTGTGTCACCTTGTGTGGTATATGTTGCCATACCCTCTACAGTTTGTGTAAAGTTGCCTTTGATGTGTTGTTCTACATTACCATCAACTTGTTCTATCTTATCACCTTGAATATGGAAGTTGGCATCACCAATAACTGTGATATTAAGTTTACCTTGCACCAACATATTCTTATCTTTAAGAATAATTTCATAACCATCACCGATGATTTTATGCACCTCGTCACCATTAGGATGCATTTCAATAAAAGTACCAGTGCGGTGTTCTAGTCGTACTCGTTCCCTCGTTGGAGTATCATCCAATTCGAATGAGTGACCACTGGTGGTCTGTGTTGCATGGTTATATGGGTATACCGGTTGATATTGTGAATTGGCTGCGGATTCAGGTTCTGTCCATGCAGTAAAAAAATCTGGTTTTGCTATCATATTATGGACTTGACGAATTCTTAAATTGTGTACTTGTTGATGTGGTTGCCACACTACTTGTTGTGACACTTGTTATGTATGATTGCAACTGACCAATATTTTGTTGTGATGGTGATGTTGTAATAGTTAGTGCAGCTGAAGGTGTTCCCGTTTGTGATGTGGTTGCACTTGCTGTTGCTGCTGCCAGACTAAATGATTGACCTAAGTTTGATGCCACAGACAAAGAATTTTTTGCAGAATTTAATGAACTTTGAAAGTTTGACAAACATTGTTTCAATAAGTTTTGTAATTGTGCAGGTAAACTTTCAATCCATTGTATGATTTGTTGTAAATCTTTCACTAAATTTGCAACTAAAGAAACATCATAAAGAATCTGTGCAGCTTGGTTGATAATTTCTTGTATACGTATACCTGTATCATAAACCAAAGATACAGATAATGATGCTATACCAGAAGTATCGAGATTTAACAAAGAAAGTATTGCAGTGATTGCTGCATTAAACTCTTGTTGCAATTGAAGAATTGATGCTCGAATAAGATTAGCTGCAGCCAATTTGCCTGCTTTGATTGCACCAACTAATGCGGATAAATCTGCACCAATCAATGCACCAATATTAATATCAAGTTGAAATTTAAAGTCACAAGCGTGTGCTAAGTTGGCATTTGAATATGCAACACCTGTGTTTGTCAATGCACCACGAGCAACACCTGGTGTTGTTTGAATGCCTTGTGTCAGATAGTTGCCACCAAATGCAGCAGGCCATTGTGGTGGATTAATCTCTTTTAGTATGCCATTTACTATCTGAGTTGTTGCATTATTAACAAATGCTACTGATGAATTTGCTTCTGCCATGTTATACCTTTGAAGCTCCGGTTCCTGAAGTCTCACCTGAGAAACCAGGCAATACACCCATCATTATTGGAAATTGACCACTCTCACCGTCCATGAAAAATCCAACAACCCAATCACCAATCTCTAGTGGTTGAAACTGTTTGGCAGTATTTATTGAGTTCATTGGATGTGCCCATGGCAAATCTGTTGTTGGAATTAAAGATATGTTGTCTGTGTGCCAACCAAAGATACGAACTTGACAACGACCAAGACCTAATGGGTCTGCCCTGTTCTCTACGGCACCAACCCACCAAACAAATCCATTTAAACCGGCAAAATTATTTACTGCTTTCATTAACTAACCACCGTTTTATTCAATGAAGATGTTGTAGATATACTAGCATATTGAGTTGGTACACTATCTTTTGCTACTTCCATGACTGTTTTATAGTCAGATTGTGTAATCATATGTCTTACCGCAGTCACCAAATAATCACCAGACAAAAATGCATCTGGTATTTTTTGTTGCGGATTTGGATTTCGTGACAATAATTCAAACTCAATTGTATATCCAACAGATAAGTTTGGGTCTCCAGGTACAGACATCTTAACTCTGGTGTAGTTAGATAGTGCCAACTGTGCTGTTCTGTATGGTATGTATGTCTCTGCAAAGATGTTTGGTGCAACAGAACCTGGATTGGCTTGTACAACTGAGTTATTGGCTTCATCAAAGTTGGAGAATACCAATTTCAAGACAGATTGCTCTGCTTGATTCATTTGGTCGCCGAATCTGTTTTTGTAATTGTTTGTGATTGGATACTTGTTCAAACCCAACGATGGTTGGTTATTCCAGTAGTCAAAATAGTCAAAATTAGTTACCTTTTTTGAACGAGTTAGTATGTCAACCGATATCAATTGATTTGCAAACAAACCTGAATTTACAGCACTCAAGGCATCATATGTACTCATCACTTCATATGTTGTAACGTTTTCTGCTTCTTCTTCCAAATTAGATTGGTTTGTATTTTTAGGATCATATCTATAACTACCATATGCAACAGTGTTTTGACTGTCCATTAAGTTTTGTAAAGACTTGAAATTAAAACCATTCTTATTTTCAAAGAACAACATATCTGCACCAGGTACCGGCGCCATTGGTCTTGCATAAGTTGACATCCAATTAATGGCATCAAATGGTTTTATGTTTGGTACAACAAAGCTATATGTTCCATATGTTGGATCGATGTTTAATTTTTTGTCTGGAATGCCAAGATATGTTTTGCATATGTCCGTGATGTTTGATGCAATATCTTTGTTTGGATATGATTTACTAATCTTATATTGTTCTGATAGTACCATTTCTTCTGAGCAAAAGTACAAACAATATTGTTCGGTGTACATATTGCCAGATAAGGCTCTCTTGTCAATCTTGTATACGCGGAATGTCTTATCGACCTGTTCACCCAATTTTGCAGAACTTCCATTTCCAGATTTATTGAATGTCAGTTGTAAAGTTTCATTACCTGTTAAGTTAAGTATTTCGGCATAACCAACACCTTCAGTCAACAACACATAACCGTGAACAGTATTCTTAAATAAATCTTCTTGATACGATACCTCATTCATTAGATAACGAATGTCTAAAGCACCCACGGCCGTCAGCAGTGTTAAGTTGACTAATGCATAGTCCTTTGGATTACGTATACCTGCCATGTTATGTGTTCAATACTGATGTAAATTGTTTTTCTAATGGAGATGCATAACTTGCATTCAACAGACTAATGTTTCGTTTACTATCATTCAAAGCAACCTCATATTGAAAAATAGTTTGTGTTGATTTTGACACAGTTTTTGTTACGTATTGTGATGTACCAGCAAAATATGCTGTGTTTGTAACTGGCATTGTGTTGTTATATGCAGTAACATCAATGATATAATTCATAACTGTTGTGTTTGAAGTAGAACTATCGTATGTTGTTACCGTCTTTATGTAACTCTGTATTGTGGAATCAGTATAAGAAAACACATTTTGCAGAGAAACATTTGCCACAGGGATGTTTAAAATTTGTGAGACAGTATTGGCATATTTGTCAAGAAGGTAATCATTGAACATACTTTGGCTCATTGGCCAATCCGCTTGTATGTCTAGTGTTTGATTTGCAAATGGAACCATCCAGTATCTGTAACTATCGTTATAATACTTACTCGCAACAGTATCTGGTGTGTCTTCTTCTTGAATGTTATACGAATAGAATAACAGAGAATTTTTCAAAAGTTGTGGAATAATTTCAACACGTTCCATAATATTCACAACACTCACACTATTACCATTGTAATCACTTGTGCCTATGATTGGGAATTGAGCAAAGTATTGCATTATCTTAATCCTCCTGTTGAACCACTTCCAGAGTAAGATGTATTATTGAAACCTGCCTGCAATTTTGCTTTAGTGACAATTTCAACTTCTTTAAATGTTAGGTTCAATTGTGTCTGAACTGGTGCACCATCAACGTGAGCTGCAAAACCGTTAGGTGCATAATTAACATCTATTTCTGAAAGAACACAGTCACCATATTTTGGTAAGAATGGATTTTCTTGTGAGTTAATCATAAACTCGATGTTAAAGAATGATGGTGGAACAAGGAACATACCAGCATCACTTGCAGAACCAAGCAATAGGTCTGGTGCAAAATGATACTTAAATGTTCCAATAATATCGTTTACGATTTGTGCTTCTGTTGCTGAAGCTGGTGTGAATGTGAAAGTTAACTGAAATTGTCTGAAACCAACACCACGATACAACATTTGCAACTGTGGATTAATCGCAAAACCATTACCTTGCAAATTAACATCACTAATTGTCTGTTCATTTCCGCCTAATTCACCACCTGCAAATCCAACAATTGTAGATTTTAGTTTCTGTACCGCAGCATCGGATGCGTATGCAGAACCGGTGTTGGATAGTTTACCACTAGCGAATTCTGAAATGCCTTGAAGACCACGTAAACCACCACCCATTTCATTTGTTAGACTTAATTCATCATAAGATGCACTATAACTGGCGTTTAGTGTGTCTGGCATATATAACGATATGGCTGCCCTAGGTTGATATGTTTGTGGTTGAATTTGAACGCCAAGTAATTGTTGACCACCAACCTTATCACTAACATTGGCACCTGGAACTGGTGTAACATCAGTCTTTTGCGGCACAATTTGTTTTACCCAAAACTTCACATAGTGATTTTTTGTTCCTGAACCTAAATCCGATGGATAATTATAGATTGTGTTAAGTCCTGTTTTTTGATAAAGGCTCGCCAAAGGACCTTGGGCATTTTGATTTTGTCCAGTGAAACCAGGTACTATGTTTGTGGGTGTTATCGATATTGATGCTGGCATTTATTTCTCTCAAGAGGGAATATTACTATTTATGGCTTATTCTGGAAGATTTACACCTAAGAATCCACAAAAGTATGTGGGTGACTATAAAAACATTATTTACCGGTCAACTTGGGAGGCTAAGGTCATGACCTGGTTGGACAAAAACCCTGATGTTATCTCTTGGGCGTCCGAAGAACTCATCATACCTTATATATCTCCTGTCGATGGAAAGTACCACCGATACTTTCCTGACTTCCTGGTCAAAGTTAGGACCAAAGATGGTAAGTTAAAGACCATGATGATTGAAGTCAAACCTAAAAAACAAACGGTTGAACCAGAGAAAAAGAAACGTGTTACCAAACAATATATTCAAGAAGTGGCAACTTATGGTGTCAATCAAGCCAAATGGAAAGCAGCAAATGAATATTGTCTTGACCGTGGATGGGAATTCAAAATCTTCACAGAAGACCATCTCGGACTGTAACTAAATAGAAGATGGCAACATCTAGACTAACATCACTCGCAGAAGCAAAAAAGGTAGCAGGACATAAAACTATGTCTAAAGATGCCACCGTATGGTTGCAGGATAAGATTAACGAGTTAAAAAGAGGTCAGATACAACAAATACCTTCTACGATAAATCGTGAGAAGTTTAGACAAATGTCTCAGTTTAGGCTGGGAATGATGTATTGTTTCTATTATGACCCAAAAACTAAGGCAGATTTGCCTTATTGGGATAGATTCCCCATGGTTTTGGTGTTGGAAAGATATAACGATGGTTTCTTAGGACTGAATTTGCATTATCTTCCAGTCAAATGGCGTGTAGCATTTCTAACCAAGTTGATGAGATATGCACAATTGACACCAGACCATGATATTAAAAGAATGAGAATTTCTTATGATATTTTGGATGCATCTAAGAAGTTTGCAGAATTTAGACCATGTTTAAAGAGATACTTACACAGTCATGTTCGTTCTAAGTTGTTGATGGTTCAGCCGGATGAATGGGATGTGGCCACAATGTTACCAATACAACAGTTTAGGGGTGCCAAACCGCAAGAAGTGTGGAGAGATTCTGTATTGGAATGGAAAGAACACATGAAACACTTTAACACAGAAGAAGAATAAAATGTCAGTACAAATGTCTTCATTTATAAACTCATTTAAAAAAGAGTTGGCACGTCCGAGTAAGTTTGATGTTACTATCATTCCAATTTCAACAATTGCAAGTCCAAGTCTGTTAAGACAGTTAACCTTACGTTGCGAGACTGCTGAGTTGCCGAGTAGAACTTTTGGTACTGTTGACCAGAAGTTTGGTTCCAATCCAACACAGAAATATCCAATACACTCATCTTATAATGATTTGACTTTGAGTTTTATTGTTTCTGGTGATATGTCAGAGAAAGTTTTCTTCGATAACTGGATGGAATTGATTAATCCAACCGTAACATTTGACTTTACTTACAAAGAACAGTATCAGGCTACAATTTATGTGAATCAATATGATTTGGCCTCAAACACAACGTATCAATGTATCTTGTATAACGCATATCCAATCACAGTAAATCAACTAGACTTAGATTGGTCCACAGATAGTGTACATAAGTTGACTGTTGTTTTTGCATACGACTATTGGCAAAATAGTGTTGTTAAGAATAGTTATGTTGGTTCTTTTGTGCCATTGGCAAATACAACTAATGTACCTACTGGTTTATCTTCACTATTTCAAGCATCATATGAAACATTGGGTGCAATACCCACTGGACAACCACCAAGTCCACCACCACCAATTTCAGCAGCAGACCAGATAGGTTTACCAAATTCAGGAACACCAGGTTCAGTAAATTCGTAAGAATAATTGATTTTTTAATGGAGATTTATAATGGCTTTACCAAAAATTGATGCGCCGGTCTATGAGATAGACCTACCTTTATCAAAGAAACATATTAGATTTAGACCTTTCTTGGTCAAAGAACAACGTAACTTATTGATGGCCATGGAGTCTGACGACAAAGACACCATCGAGAAGAACATCAAACAGATTTTACATAATTGTACTTTGACAGAAGATTTGGATATCGATAAGTTGCCAATTCTTGATGTTGAGTTTTACTTTTTGAATCTACGTGCACGTTCTGTTGGTGAAATCGTTACCAATAAATATCGTTGTGAGAACATAGTTGAAGACAAACCTTGTGGTGGAATGATGGAAGCTGATGTTAACCTGTTGGATATCAAGGTTGACATGAGTAACACACCAGACGATTTGATTCAAATTAATGATAAGATTTTTGTTAAGTTGAGATACCCACAGTATTCTATTGTTTCCTCTGCTAATAAATTTGCATTGGCAACAGATATGGCTTTCAATATGATTATTGAGAGCATTGAATACATTACTGATAGTGAACAGTATTACTATGCAAATGAAACTGATCCGTCTGAATTGAATGACTTTGTTGAATCGTTAAGTCAGGAACAGTTTTCTAAGATTGAGAATTTCTTTAACAACCTTCCAAGAATGGTGAAAACGTTGGATATGACATGTAAGAAATGTGGATTCCAACACCACATAGAAGTGGAAGGGCTAGAAGATTTTTTCGGTTAACATTTCGTCATGATACCCTAAGGAATTACTATACTACAAATTTTGCATTGATGCAACACCACAAGTATAGTTTGACAGAACTTGAATCGATGATGCCTTGGGAAAGAGATATTTACGTTGTTATGCTTACACAATACATTGAAGAAGAAAACGAAAAAATTAAGCAGAAAAACAACAGTAGATGACACAGATAGCTTCATTACTTGGTGGGGGTCCTAAACCGAACAAGATTTCGGGGCAGACTCCTGCCTTGTTCAAACCGAAGCCAAGTGAAAAGACTGTCAATACGGTCAACAAAATCAAAAAGAAATTTGACCCACAAACGATGTCAAATGCCATGGGCAAACCATTGGGTGATGATACTGTCAATAAGTTGACTGGTCAAGACGATAAAAAAGACCCAATCAAGGTTGCACCAAATAGTGGTAAAAAAGTTGGTAAGTTAGACACTGCCAACTATTCTTCAATTTCTGAAGACCAGAAACAAAGAATGAGAAAAGGTGACGGTGTTGCCGATGTTGTTGCCAAAGTAATCAACTTCATGAAGGCTGCTCGTGAACAAACAAAAACTCAACGAGAGTTGACCAGAGACTTTAAAAAAGAAGAACACGAAAAAGAAAAACGTGCACATGAATCTCTATTGCGTCAAATTAAAGGTGATAGGGAACCAGAAGAACAATCATTGACACGCAAAGGTGCCACGTTGGAGAAAGTCTCCAAAATTGGTGCAGAAGAACATCCTGAGGTGGTACAGAGAGTTACTCAGACAAACGCAACACCTGCTTCTGCTGGTCATCCATTACAAAATTTCGGTAAACCAGAACCAAAAGAAGGTGTATTGAGTAGTGTTGCTAAGTTCGCTTTATCTACAACCTCAAGAGGCATTAGTGCAGTTTCCCGTGGTATTGGTTCTGTGTTGAGTAGTCCAGTTGGTGCCGCAGCTGCTGGTGCAGCCGGTGCAACCTTGGCAGCAAAAGGTGTTGCATCGGGTAAATTTTTGAATGCTGGTATTTTTACTAAGATTCCTTTACCTGATGGTTCAGTTGAATCACGTGAAGGTGGAACAATCTCTTGGCGCAACAATAATCCTGGAAATTTAAGAAATGGTTCTATTGCTAAAGAGAATGGTTCTATTGGTGAATCAGGTGGTTTTGCTGTTTTCCCAACACTAGAGGCAGGTGAAAAGGCAAGATATAATCTTTTGTTTAATTCAAACTTGTATAAGAATCTTAGTGTTCGTCAAGCAATAAGCAAATATGCACCACCTTCAGAAAACAATACAGAGAATTACATAAAACAAGTGACTACTGCTATTGGTGTACCAGATTCAACAGCAGTTGCAAGTTTGAATGAGAGTCAAAAACAAGCATGGTTGAAAGCTTCTGAAAAAGTTGAAGGTTTCACTCCTGGTAGAGTTGCTATTGTAAAACCAGATGGTTCAACAACACCAGGATCACCAGAACCAACTAGGGTGGCAGTTGTTACACCACAAACAACCGCACCTTCTGTTGGTCAACAGTTAAATAAGGTTTCTACCGAGAACTCCGACATGAAGAAAGATTCTGACGGTGGCACTTTGGCTTTAGTGAACAATTCAACTGTTGTAAATAATACAATAAGACCAAAAACTGTCAACATCGTTCAACGACCACCCATGTCTGACGCACCACAACTATTACAAAATAAACTGAGTTACGTATAATGGACCAACCAATAGTAAGAAAAGCAGGTAAAAAAGATTTCCTTTGGGACAAAAAGGCCTTTGGAGGTAAGGGTGCATGGTACGAGGTGCACAAAAAAGGTGGTTTTGGACGTTTGGCAAGTAGAAAAGAAAAAGAAGTTTTGGGTAATCCAAACACACCAATTGAAAATAAAGAGGCAGAAAAACCTCAAGATAAAACACAAACTGAAGGTGGCATGTCTCGTAACAAAGGCCGTGCAATTAGAAACACCGGATTGAAAGACCTGTTTAGAGAAAATCTATTAGAAGGTCATGGTTTTGGTGCCATAACAAAGACTTTATCAGAATCTTTTGAAGCCAAAATGATGGGGTTCCAAGAGGCATTTGACCCATTGAGTATTGCAAGAAGATTTACTGGTCCACTTGGTGCGACCATTTTGGGTTTGGCCACTGGTCGTAGTGATAATGACTTGGAGTATTTCACTGGTCGTAGACGTACAAAATCAAAAATTAAAGCAGTAAGTAATCCTGCTACAACAGGCAAGAAAGTTGGTGCATTAGACACTGCAACATATACTTCTGTTTCTGAAAACCAGCAACGTAGATTCCGTAAAGGTGACGGTACTGGTGACTTAATGGCACGATTACTTAACCTTATGAAGAAGTATCATGAGGAAGATATCAAGCAACATGAACTAGACCGTGATGAAGAAAAGGCACGTAAGAAAGAACGCACTGAATGGAATAAAGAAGTCATCAAATCCGCTGGTGGTAAAACTGCCACACCAGTTGGTGTCGGTGGTGCCGGTGGTGAAGGTGATAGTAGTAGTGTAGTTGGTGACATAATTGAAGGTGTTGCCGCATATCAAGGCGGTAAGTTTGCACTTAAAAGAATGTTAAAGACCAAGATTGGTAGAAACTTGGTCAAATCTGTTCTACGTGCCAATCGTTCGGTTGGTAAAGGCATTGGTAAACTTGGTAAATTCTTAACTGGTTCTGCTGGTGAAAAGGTTGCCACTGAAGTTGCAAGCAAGTCTGCAACAACCGTAACCAAGATTGCTGAGAAACCTGGTTTCTTAATGACTGCTGAAGAAAAGATTGCACAAAGAGCCGCAGCAAAAGGCTTAGGTAAAGTTGCAGGAAAAGAAGCCGCTGAATCTGTTGGCAAAGCAGCATCAAAAGTTGCAGATAAGACATTGATTAAGAAGGCAGTCACCAAGGCTTTAGGTGCCGCAGGCAAATCGATAGTTAAAAAGATACCATTGATTGGTCTTGGCGCAGGTCTTTGGTTTGCTGCTGACCGTGCAATGGCGGGCGATTTCAAAGGTGCGGCTGCTGAAGCAACATCTGGTGCACTTGGTACTATTCCTGGTGTCGGTACTGCTGGTTCTGTTGCAATAGATGTTGCACTGATGGCCAGAGACATCTATAAAGAAACTTATGGTGTATTCCCTGAAGATGATGATCCAAGAGCATCAAGTGCTAGACTGCAAGACATTTCGGATTCTATCAAAGAGATTACAGGCACTGAAACTGCAACAAAGGTTGAAAGTACACCTATTGCACCTCCTAAAACTGCATCTGCAACGACCACACCATCACCTACACCTACTGCCGGTAGTACTTCTCCTGCCTCTTCCGCAGGCGCAGGTAGAGGCTTTGTTTCACCACCAACCGTAGGTTCTATGACCGCAACACCGGCTGGATCATCACCGAGTGCTGTGTCATCAAGAGTGCAAGCAGCAATTGCTGAGAACCAAAATGAAAAAACCACAACAGGTTCATTAAAACCTATTGTGGTCGACAACTCTAAGAGTATCAACAGAACTGCTAAGTCCGATGATACTGTGAGTTATGGTGATAACTTCAACGTAAGAGAAGTTGATCCAACATTACGCTGGATCATTGAGACTAATATACGTAGAGTTTAATCTTCAGCCAACTTGCTGAAGTAAGCCAAGTCATCATCCTCTGTCTCAAATGGAGGATCATCAGCTTCTACTTTAGGTGCTTTACGAACTTGTTCTTTGATAGTTTCAACAGTAGTTTTTGCTACTGGTGTTTCACCATTAAGACCAAGAACCTTTTCAAGACGAACCTTCAAGTCATCATAAGACTTGAATTCTTTCTCTGCAACCAACTCTGCAAGAGAGTGTTCTGCCTTCCAAATCTTTTCCAATTCATCGTCATCTTCCAATAGGACAGATGGTGCGGCAAATTCAGACTTGTCGTAGTTTTGGTAACCAGCAACTTTAGTGATACGCAACTTGAAGTTTGCACCAGTCCACATATCGAATGGGTTGATAGCAACTTCATCTTCGAAAGCAGGATTCATTGCACCTGTAATCTTCTCAAAAATCTTGGCACCGAACTTGAACAATTTAACTTGTCCTTCATTCTCTGGATGCTTAGGATCAGAAACGATATACACGTTAGCAATGTAATTCAACTTACGTTTTTGCTTACGGACGATTTCTTTGTTGGCTTCAATACCAGAATTCCACAACTTGTTGTTGTGT